ATGATATTGGGGCTAAAAAAATTGCCAGAAAATGTAAAAGTGCTCTTAAAACCTGGGGAACTGGAGAATTGGTTGCTAAAGTTTTAGATGGTGGAAATCTTAAACCACCAACAATATCTACTTCTGAAACAAAAACTGTCGCATAAATTTTTGGTAGATTCAAAATTATTTGTATCTTTGTGGTATGAATATTTTCTTTTTAGATTTTGATACAAAAAAATGTGCTGAATATCATTGTGATAAACACGTTGTAAAAATGATATTAGAAACAGCTCAATTATTATGTGGTGTTCATTGGGTTATTGGTTCAGAAGCACCATATAAGTTATCACATAAAAACCACCCTTGTGCTATATGGACAAGAGAATCTCTATCAAACTACCTTTATTTATGTGATCTTGGGTTGGAGCTATGTAAAGAGTATACATACCGTTATGGTAAACGACATAAATCCCAGGATATAATTGAATGGTGTTTAGACAACAAACCTAACATTCGTGATGTTGACTTTACTTGCCCACCAATGGCGATGGGTGATGAATATAAAATTGGTAATGACATAATTGAGTCTTACAGAAATTATTATCGTATTGCAAAATCAACCTTTTTAAATTGGAAAAATAGACCAATACCAGATTGGTGTTAAAATTTTTTAAGTTTTTTTAAAACTTTGTTGACACATTAAAATATTTATAATATTATTTCAAATATAAATTAAACAAAATGACAGAACAAGAAACACAAGTAATTGAAATTGACCTTTATGGTTATGTAAATGACAAAGGACAAAAAGTTTATACCCCAAATTTGGAATTTGCCCAAATTATGGCGACAAAATATGGTACAACTCACGTCTATATAGAAAAAAAATAAAAAAAATTTACAAAAAGATTTGACAAATCAAAAAAAATGTCTTAACTTTGTAAAACAATTCGGAAATGACCGAATACGTTCTTTGAAAACAAGATTATCCATTCAGGAGTAAGTTATGAAACTGATAAAGATATTGGGCCGTGTATAGTCCATAAAATAAACTGGGAAACCAGGATAAAGTGAATCACTCGTGTAAGTGGTTTGCGGTTTAGGCAACTGAACTTGAGTACACAAGCGGGATACCGTTTAACCTTTAGTACCGAGGGCAACGCTGTAGGGAAAGTGGTTAAGTGATTGGGCGATGTGGGTCGTCTAGTTGAGGTGGGAACACCAATAGGAATAACCCGTAGGAATATTGTAAAAAATAAAATTATCCAATTTTATTATTGCGTGTTCCAGTATCATAGGATACTTAAAACCGAAAGGTATGTTGATGTACAGGTGGTGCTGTTATTAGCCTTAATTGAGTCTTACCAAAGATTTGATTTTGAAGTAGTCTAGAAATATGGAGATGGGGACATTTCAGAGAGTAGTTAAGTATCGACTCGTTCAAAAGATAACTTGGCTCGGTTGGCGGACCACTACTTTCACAATCCACAACACAAATACTTTATGGAAAGTAATAACTCTATTATTAAATTACAGAAAGGAAAAGTGTCCGTCAGGTTTGGATGAAAGGTGACTACATAGTAATGAGCCGTTCATTGCACACAAGGATCCCAAGTCTGAGTGTAATTATCCGAAAAACCTTTAGTCCCGCAAGGACGAACTGGGACGGCAGTCTCGGAAAGAGTCAAGTAAGATGAGAGTAATTCAAACCTCAAGGAGTGGTAAACCTAAAAGACCGTCACTGAGAAATACTTCTCAAAAGGAAGTGGATACGAAGGGAAACAATAATCCTTCTAAAGATTCTCAATCAAAGCTGTAATCTCAGGCTTATTTTTAAAACCTAAGATCTTATTAAAAAAAATTAAGGGTAACCACTTGTTGCCCTTTTCTTTTTACAAAAAATTTGATATATATTAGTATAATAAACTTTTAATTACCTTTATTCAAAATGAAAAAATTATTTTTAATTTCTTTAACAATTTTCACGACAATCTCTCTTATGACATCTTGTGGTGAAAAAGGAACTGGAAACGCAACACCAGAAGCAACTGCTGTAGAATCTACAACTAATGCAACTGATGTAGTAAAAGACACTACAGCTGTTAAGTAATTTGAGAATCTTTCTTAAATGACAAAACCCCATCCTAAAAGGTGGGGCTTTTTATTTTGGTGTATTTATAGTTATGACAGTAATACACGAAGTCCAGCAAGTCCTTACAGTTAATACACCATTTGGTGAAGCCCAGGTTTTGTTCCTTATTGATTATGGAGTACATAGAAACTCAATATGGGTTTGTACAACTTTTTCAGATGGTAAAATTAGACATTTTGATACAAATCAAATATCTGTAACAATTAATCACACTTTAGATTTTAATTTAAAAGACAAATAAAAAAACCCCACCATAATTAAATGATGAGGTTAAGTGGTGGATCCGGAGAGTTTCGAACTCTCGTCCGGCTCGTCTTGTCTAAGAGACGACTACATGCTTAGGTTGGTATTTTCTAATACCCCAAAATAGTTGATTTGTTCTTTACCATCGTAAATCAACAACCAATGGTCCCGAATCGGATTTAGAGAGCCATCCGGTGTGCTCTATCAAACTACGACTTCTGTTGCTAGGTTATATGTCTGCCGACCCCCCCGTTTCCGTAAACTTATTAAGCTACAGTAACTTCAGAACCTCTTAGTAAACCAAGAGTTTCCATTTTGTTTAGCACATTGCCAGTTGTTTTTGTGAATCAGTTTTTAACGAGATTAATTCAGTCCCGACATGCTTCTTTTATTCAACCAACGCCCGTCAATTCCAATACGGACCCATATGTCAAAAAACTTTTTTACAAATATAAATATTATTTAATTTAAAAACAACTATTATGAGTGAATATTTGATAATTTATTATTTCTATGAATTACAAGTCTTGTATATCCATTTGGTAAAAGTTTTATATTTTGGGATACTTTATTCATTTTGTGGTGATAATGTTCATATATGTAATTTTTATTTGTTTTTTGACAAAGAGATAAATGCATTGAGACAAATTTGTTTGAATATCTTGTATTCATAGGTAAAATTCTTCTTGTTTTTAATACGTGTAAGTATGGTTGACTCTGAATTAGTAAATTCTCAACTATTGAGTTTTCTCTATGTGCATACCACTCGGCTCTAATTTTTTGAACATAGTCTTTCTTCATCCAGTCATCAAAATCGTGTCTTGTTTGGATTTCATAAAAATTTTTACTGAAGTACTCTTTACCGTGATCCATAGAATCTAAAAAAATTAAATTAATATGGGGGTTAACTATAAGATTTATTAATGGTCTGTGTCTAGACTCCATAATCAAAAATAGAGTAAAATTTTTATCGGTTTGATAGTTTATAGAAGGAAAAAAAGTTTGTCTTGCAACATCTAAATAGTTTTTAAATAATTTGTCATCTTCAAATTTCGCCCGTACAATTATTGCGTGTTTCATAAATGGTATATATTTATAAATATGGGTAGTGAAACTTATGAGTTTATAAGAAGTATTGCAATTGGTGAAGAAGTAAGTCGTTGGGATTATCCAGATCCTTTAATTTATGATGTACGTTTAAGTGAACCAAGAACATCAACCAAAATTGTTATAGCTTTTGATAAAGATGATGACTTTTTAGATGTTATGGGTGTTGAGGATGAAAATGACCGATGGGCGTGGTCTCGTTATAAAGGTAGTTATAATAATGAATTTGATGGCTATAGATACGAACAGGATTGGGAGGAAGGTTATTTAATTCGTCATTTTGACGAATCAAATATTGATTTAGTAAATCAAATTTTGAAATACGCAAAACCAGGATTTGTTTATTCTGAAGATGATGATATACAAAAAGAAATTTCAACCTTTTTATCTCAAACGTTTTCTAGTGAAATTAATGATATAATATATGAGTATGGCGTTTTAGATTGGGATTGTATTCTTAAATCTATAACTAAAATAATGGATGATGAAACATCAAATCCATTTATGAGACTCGGTATAGTAGAAAAATCCCATGCCTATAAGTATGAAACAACTGTTGGGATTTTGCTTAGTTTGTTTAAGATGTTTAAAGCTGAAGACGACGATTTAAAAGAATTATTAAAAAAAGTTGACCAAAAATTAAATTCAAAAGTAAGTAGAGGTGATTGGTATGAGTTGGAATATAATACGTATTGTGATGATTTTGATAATGAAACATTCCAATACGAAACAAAAAGAATTTTAGAAAAATTATTAGAAAAAATAGAAGAAGATTTAACTGATAATGTTGATTTTGAAGAATTCAATAAATTGTATGATGCGGTAATATCTCTGGGTGGGTTTAATAAATTTATTCATATGAAAGAAAAGGGAATTCAACTAGTTTTTGAAAACCTTAATCCAGAAACAAATACACTTATTTTTAAAGTATATAAAGGAAATAATAAATTTGAAAGACGTTCTGTTGATAATCTTGAGGATTTAAATTTACAACTTTATCACCCAGAATTATTTGAAAGTATTAGAAAAATATTGAAAAAACTTTTGTAAGTTCAAATATTGTCCATATATTTGTACTATGGAAAGAAATTTTGAATTACTTAAACAAGTATTGTCCGTCCCCACTAAAACTTATCAAGAAGATTTGATGATTGATTTTATTACCACTTGGTTGGATGAAAATCATATCCCCTATTATGTTGATAATTTTTACAACATTTATGCAACAAAACAAACCGATGAAAATATTGAATACTTTCCTTGTGTTGTTGCACACACAGATACAGTGCACACGATTGATTCTATCAACGTTAGAGAAGAAATGTTACCTAATGCTCAAAAAGAAATTAAACTGTCGTTAAAGGCTTATAATGATAATGGAGACCCAACTGGTATTGGTGGTGACGATAAATGTGGTGTGTATGGTTGTCTTGAATTACTAAAAGAATTACCTAATCTAAAAGCCGCGTTTTTTGTTGCTGAAGAAACTGGTTGTAAAGGTTCTTTTAATGCGGATTCTAAATTCTTTGAGAATGTTGGTTATGCAATACAATTTGATGCCCCAGAAAATAATATGATTTCCGAATATCTTATGTCTAAACCTATGTTTAATAGAGATTCAGAATTTTTTAATGTTGGTGGACGTTTAATAACAGAACACTTTCCAGGTGATACTCAATATCACAGACACCCTTATACGGATATATTCCCTTTAAACCAAAATTTTGGACTATCCTGCTTTAATATTTCAATTGGTTATTACAATATGCACACAAGAAATGAATATGTTGTTGTGGAAGATACTTACAATGGTATAAAGGTTGGTAAATTAATGATAGAAGAACTAGGTTATTCCAAGCATTAACAAAAAAGGAGGGTTTTTAATCCTCCTTTTTCTTTCTACCTTTTTTCTTTGGTTCTGGTTTTATTCTTTCTTCTATTTCAATAGTTTGGTCATCACCAGTATCCTTCACAAATAACATATAATCTTTTTCTTCTGTAACTTCACTTGTTAAGATTTTTTCCGAAATCAAATCTTCTATTTTATCCTGGATTGCACGTTTAATTGGTCTAGCACCGTATTGTTCATCAAAACCAACTTTAGCGATTAAATCAATAACAGACGACTCATAAGAAACTTTATACTTCATAGTAGCAAGTCTAGAAACCAACTTGTCTATTTCAAGTTTTACAATCTTATCAATGTGTTCTTTCACTAAAGAATTAAAAATAACAACATCATCAATTCTATTTAAAAATTCTGGGGCAAAAAACTTACGTAATTCTTTCTTCAACACATCTCGTTTATATTCTTCTTGGACAGCATCACTATTATTATTTGTTTTAAAACCAACACCACTTCCAAAATCTTGAACTTTCCTAACACCAATGTTTGATGTCATAATTATCAAACAGTTTTTAAAATTAATCTTTCTACCCAAACCATCTGTCATATGTCCGTCATCTAACATTTGGAGTAGTGTTGAGAATATGTCTTTATTTGCTTTTTCAATTTCATCAAAAAGAATAACACAGTAAGGTTTATTTTTAACTTGTTCTGTTAATTGACCCCCTTCTTCGTGACCAACATATCCTGGAGGAGAACCAATAAGTCTTGAGATTGTGTGTTTTTCTTGGTATTCAGACATATCAACACGAATCAAACTATCTTCACTACCAAAAATTTCCTTTGCTAATTTCTTTGCTAAAAATGTTTTACCAACACCAGTTGAGCCAAGGAATATAAAAGAACCAATAGGTCTATTTGGGTCTTTAATACCAACCCTATTTCTTCTGATTGCTTTTGATATTTTTTTAACCGCTTCTTCTTGACCAATAACATAATCATTAAGGGATTCTTCTAAATTAACAAGTGAATTTTTTTCATCAATGTTAATTTTATTAACTGGTATTTTGGTCATATTTGAAACAACCTCATAAATTAAATCTTCTGGAATACCACGTTTACTAGTTCTTAATTCTTCCTCAAATTTTTTCTTTTCCTCATCTAGTTTAGCTAAAATACTTTTTTCACGGTCACGTAATTCTGCGGCCATCTCATATTTTTGTTTTTTAATAACATCAGCTTTTTCTTGTTTTATATCAACAGCTTCTTGTTTTAATATCTCAATGTGTTCAGGAAGTTTAATATCAATTTGCATACGTGAACCAACCTCATCTAAAATATCAAAGGCTTTATCTGGAAATTCGCGATCTGTAATATACCTATCGGCTAATTCAACACACAACCAAAGTGATTCATCAGTATAATGTACTTTATGGTGTTCTTCGTATTTTTCCTTACTTTGTTTTAGGATTTGAAATGTCTCTTCTTTGGTTGACGGATCAACAATAATTTTTTGAAATCTTCTTTCAAGGGCACCATCTTTTTCAAAATGTTTTCTATATTCATCAAGGGTTGTTGCACCAATACATTGAATTTCACCTCTTGATAGGGCTGGCTTGAATATGTTTGATGCGTCAAGTGACCCAGAACTATTACCAGCACCAACCATTGTGTGAATTTCATCAATAAAAATTATAATGTTTGGACTTGATTGTAACTCTTCAATTATTACTTTCATTCTTTCTTCAAATTGTCCACGATATTTTGTACCCGCAACAATTGAATTAATATCTAAAGAAACAATTCGTTTATCTGCCAAATTTTTAGGACATTCACCTGCATGAATCATCATAGCCAGACCCTCAACAATTGCGGTTTTACCAGCACCAGGTTCACCAATGATAATTGGGTTATTTTTCTTTCTTCTAGATAATACTTGTGCTATACGTAGGATTTCTTTTTGTCTTCCAATTACTGGGTCAAGTTTCCCTTGTTCTGCGGCTTTTATTAAATCTTTACTGAAATTATCTAAAACTGGTGTACTACCACCATCTTTCTTTTTTCCTTTATCTCCATCATCTATAAATTCTATCGCCATAATTATTTTTTTTAAAAAGTTTAGGTATAATAATATGGTATGTCAATAATTTTGGAACTCATAATTATATACAATTACTAATCTATAATTATTTTAAAATAATAGAAATAAATAAAATAAAAACATTAAAACTTATGGGTATTTTAAAAGAAGAAATTGTTGGGACTAAAATTATAAATGAAATTGAGTCGTCAAATATTGTTAAGACAGAATATGATACAGAAACAAAAAAACTTGTTACTGAATTTAAAAATGGTCTTCGTTATGAATATGATGATGTTCCTCACCAATTATATACGTCATTTAGAAGTGCTAAATCACAGGGTTCATTTTTTAACACAAACATTGCAAAAACTTTTAAATATAAGAAATTGAGTTAATTGGATTTGTTAATATTTATAATTAATGGATACCAAATTATTAAAGAGTTTTGAACCACAAACGAAGTTAAACCCAAAGGTTTGGCAAGGGGTTTCTGGTTCACCAAAAATGAAACCAGAAATTAGAGAAAAACTATTACAAATTGCCTATGAATTTCTTGAATTTTTGGACGTAGATTTAGTTGTAACTGATATTATCTTAACAGGTTCATTATCTAATTACAATTGGTCACAATATTCTGATTTTGATTTACATATTGTTGGTAATTTTATGCAATATAAACAAAATCAAGTTGAGTTGTATGAAAAACTATTTAACTTGAAGAAAATGTTATTTAACCAAAAACACGACATAACAATTAAAGGGTATGAGGTTGAGTTATATGTCCAGAATGAAATGGAATCTCATTTTTCAACTGGAGTTTATTCTGTCTTATTTGATGAGTGGGCCAACGTACCAGAAAAAGAAGAAATTAATGTAGATAAAGAACTACTCAAAGAAAAATCAAAACAATGGATGAATATTATTGATGATTTAATAGATACAATAAAGGATGATGATGTTCAGACAGCAAAAGAAATGGTTCAGAAATACAAAGACAAATTAAAAAAATATAGAACTTGTGGATTAGAAAAAAATGGTGAGTACTCTACGGAAAATTTGGTATTCAAAATACTTAGAAGAAATGGTTATATAGAAAAATTAAATGATTTATCAACAAAAATCATAGATCAAAAATTATCTATGAATCAATAATTTATTAAAAAATAAAATAATCTTAATATTTGATATATTTATTAAGAAAAAATAATTATTCAAAAAAAATATACTATGGGAGGACTTAAACCTATTGGCAGTGAAAAATTACAAGGTATGGAAAAAATCCATAGAATTATGGAAATTGCGAGATATAAAGAAAACATACCTAACTCAATCAATGAAAATCAAAAAAATGAATATTCTTTAGGTCTTGCTGATGGGAATACATATCACATTGTAAAAGAAAGATTAGGTTATATAATCAAAATGGGACTTAATGAGTCTGTTGCAGATTATATTGAGCCAATGAAAAATAGAAAATATTTTTCATCGTATTCACAAGCTTTAAAAAAATTGAATTTGATGGCAAAAGAGTTTAACGTTTTGTATGAAAACGTAGAGGGGACTTCGTTATTTAACGAAGAAAAAAAAAAGTATAAACTAAAATTAGGTTCCTCTAAAAAAAGTACAGCGCCAACATCAACTGATGCAACTGGTAGTTTAGGTGTTAGTACCCCTACACCTGCTCCAGCACCTATTACACCCGCACCTATTACACCCGCACCAGAAGCTATGACACCTCCTGTTGATATGGGTATTGAAAACAAACCGTCTGATTTATCAACAACACCAAGTCCTTCTGGTGATTTATCGTCTTCTGAAACTGAAGAACCGATTGATGATATGTCTATTGATGGTGGTAAAGACACAGAATTAAATTTTGGTGATGAAACGGATACAGAAGAAGAACCAACAGATGATGAAGAAGAGCCAACAGATGATGAAGACTCAAAAGGAGGCACTTCTTTTAAACTTATTCAAAAGTTAACAGGTAAATTAGCACAAAAAATTAGAAGCTATACTGAAGACAACGATATTGATAGTAAGGACGCAAAATACATTTTAAATTCAATTTTATCGGCAATAGATGTTGATAGCTTGAAAGACGAAGATGTTGATGATATAATTGCCCGTCTTGAGGGTGAAGAAGATGATGATGATGATGAAGATTTTGATAAAAAAGATATGGGTGATGATGAGGGTTTTGAAAAAAAGTCAAAATTTGGAGAACCTGAAGAAGATGATGAAGAAGATACTGAACCAATAAATTTTGATGAGAAACCTAAAAGTAATCGTTTTAGTAATATGTCTAGTAAAAAACCTATGAAACCTTCTATGGGAGAATTAGGTGAGACTATGAGTCTTCCAGATGCAATTAACAAAAAAGTTGGTATTGAGTATGGAAGTGCAATACAAGACGAGTTCAACGAGGATATGGATGAATACACAAGACGTGGTGCTCGTTTCCAAAGAAAACCTAGATTTTATGACGACTCAAGAGAATTAGAAATGTTTGGTGAATCAAAAGTAGATAAAATTATATCAAAATATTTTGATTTTTCTAATAAAAGTGAAGTTTCAAAACCAAAACTTAATTTATTAGAAGAAAAAGAAAAAAATCGTTTAAAAGTTATTAATCAAATAAAAAATCTATCCGAAAATATCAAACAAGAAAGGATTGCTTTAAAATTTTTAGAAAAAAATCCTAAATCAAAATTTGTTGGAAAAACTAACAAAGGAAATTTAATATTTGATGATAATTTAATTGAAACAAAAATTACAATTAACGGTACTGTAATATGAGTTATTTAATATACATAAATGGATTAGGCCCTAATTATAGGGGTGAAAATATTTATGAATTTATTTTTACAGATTCTATGGATGAGGTTTGGGGTGAAAACTGGGAGGCAAGACCTGCCAATAGTTACCCTAGTCCACCAGACATAGAACATATTAAAAAAGTTGGGACATTAACACACGAAACTGTAACATTAGAACTTGTACAAAATTCTGATGTTTTTTCGGTTCAAGACTCAATTGATGGGGTTATTGCTTTAGGTTGGGAAAAAGAAGATGAAATAGATTTTTCGTTAGTAAAAAGATTGGTTTTTAAATATGGAGACCAAGAACAAGATGTTAAAGATAAATTATACGAGAGAGACCTCGTTTTACAATTTGAAAAAAAAGTAGTGTATGAAAACTAAAAAAAATGTTGAGGTATTATTGGAGAATGGAATTCATTTTAATACAATAATGAATTTAAGTGATAGACAAATAGGTGTTTTAGCTGAAAGATTTTTTAAATCTAAACCTATGGGTGATATTGAACAAGCAAAAAAAGATTCTTTGAAGTCTATGAAGGCTTTTATTAAAAGGTATCTAGGTATTGAAAACCCAGATGGTTTATCATATAAAGAAGCATTAGAAAAAATGAAAATGGTTGCTCGTCACGCAAAGTCACCTAACTCCAATAGAATTATTGACTTGGGTGCTGAAGTATATAGAATTGCAAAAGATTTAGATATACCTGAAGATAAAAAAGAAGAAACTAAAGAAGGTGTTCAAACAACAAGAAAGACTCTTGAAATTCAAAAATTTGACTCTGGTACTGTTAATCAAATGAAACAAAATAATCAAGGTATGAATGTTAAAAATGGGGAGGTCACACCTAATAAAGATGGTAGTTTTACTGTTACTCGCGAGATAGGTGAAAAATTTGAGTCCAAAGCACAACAAGGATTATTCTGGACAAAGTGTAAAAACAGTACAGGAAAAAAGAAAAAAGAATGGTGCGATAGGGCTGAAGAATTTTCTGACAAAACAACCAAAAAAGATTATGAATCTATGCCGGAAAAAAAACATCCAGAAAAAACTGTTAAAAAAACAACAAAAAAACAAACTGATGAAAGTTATGAAAGATTTTTGGAAGAAAGAATATTTGAAATGATTGAACGGCACGTTGAGCCATCAATGACAAAACGTGACTTTATAAAATCAATTCAAGAAAAAGATAATGGTTCGGGAAATTTTATGTTGGAAAATCCAAAAAAAAATAGTATGTTTGCACAAGATGAAGGTCTAGAGATGAAAAGACCAATTGGTAAACTATATTCAAAAGAAATGAAAGAAAATACAAAAGAAAAAGAAAGAACAACAACAAAACCTGGTATTAAAACACCTACAAGAAGAAAAAATCCACACAAGGATCCGGCACCAGGTGTTGAGGAACAACCAAAAGCGGATCAAAAAGAAAAGGAAAGAACAATTACAAAACCTGGTATTAAACCGAAAAAGAAAAACCCACATCGTGACCCAAATCCAGATGTTGAAGAAAATCCAAAAGCGGAAAATCAAAAAAACCAGTTTATGTCAATAATCTCAACAATATTAAATAACAATTAAAATGGGAAATAGAAATTTAGAAAATTATATTAGAAAAATTGTAAAAGAAGCGCCAGTTGAAGATTACTTTGATGCTGATTTTCCTGAAAGAATGGACCCAAAAGTAAAATCAAGACTTGAAGATCCAGAAAGTATCTATGCAAAAAATAAGGCTTTTAGGGGTGGTGTTTCAGATGTAGAAAGACTAGGTGCTACAAGATTTAAAGAAATTGTAGGTGCTGTTAGAAATTTTTATGGTGAAGAACGTAATCTTACTTCTCCACAGGTAAAAGCTGAAATTCAAGATATTCAGATGTCAGCGGTTCGTGAAGTTTTATCTTTAGAACAAATGCACAGAGAGCCATTAAGAGATTTAGCTGTACAAATTGCCGCTAGTAGTAGAGGTTGGTTACCAATTGGATTAACAATTGAAGAGGCTATTGAAGAGGGTTTGTTACTTAAAAAAAGAGACCGAGGTGGTGTACTATATGAGTTTGATTTTATCAATATATTAACTTTTTTTGGTGAACAAAGAATTGACCCAAGGATTTTTCAAGAAAAACCAGCGCAAAATGTTAAATTGCCAATTCCTCCTAATTTTTCTTTTGATGCCGATGAATTAACACCAGAAGAAAGTAAACAACTAGAAATTGAAAAAAGAAATGTAATCAATGCTATGATTATGGGTGGTGCGGCAAGAAATCAATTTTCTTATCATTCATATAAAACACAATTGGATGAAATTAACCCAAGACTCTTTGATTTGTATAACAAGATTATGGGTGCAAATGATTTAATGTATTTTACAAATCAAGATTTAATTGATTTATTAGGTGGAAATGCGGCTGGTGCGGCTGGTAAATTACCATCACAACTACAACTACAACAAGATGATGAAGAAGAAGATGGGGATGAAAACCAAGATGAAAACGATAATGATACTTATTTTGCTAACGGTTTAATTTTTCCATTTCTTTTATTTGAATTATCTCAAGCTTTTAGATTAATAAAAGCAAGATACCAATGGAAAGATATGGATCCAGAAATCGCCCGCCAAGTAACTTCTCAAACAGATACCTTACTGAATGAACCAATGAATTTACGTATTGGTGGTGAATTAGACAAAAGAATTGAATCTTTACTTCCAGAAGAACTTACTGAAATGTTTGGTGGTGAAGAGAAAAAGTATATCCCATTTTTTGAACAAATTTTATATAGCATCCCAGCTGAAGAATTTTTAAAAGAAATTATTGCAAATGTAGTTTCTGATAGTAAATCTGATAATGAAAAGGTAAGAACACGATTTGAGCAGATTTATAAAGATGCAATAAAGTTATATAATAAAGCACAATCAGAAGATGATGAAGAAGAAGATGACATTCTTAAAAGTCTAGGGTTATAATTTTAAATAAAACTGTCCTAAACCCCCTTTTTTAGTAGAAATATTAGAGAGGGGGTTTTTCTTTTTAAAAAAAATGAAATAATAATAAATTTACCAAAATTGTAAATATTTATTAGTAAATAAAAAAATTAAAAACAAAAATTATGCCTTTAAATGTAGATAGAATAAACGCAGGCTCAATATTGATTAACGGAAGTCCAATATTAAACCTTTATGAAACTGGTTCTGGATACTGTTCAACAGTAAGATCTGGTATTAATTCAGAAGCAATCGGATGTTATTCAGTTGTTAGTGGTGGAAGAAGTAACACAACACAAGCAAGATACTCAACAATTAGTGGTGGAAGATGTAATGATGCCGGTGTTATAGGTGCTATTGATGGTTGGAACAGTTCTTATAGCGGTTCTTTAAACACAGGGGGACCAGTTGGTCCTTATTCTCCAAGTAGCGCGTCAACAATTAGTGGTTATGGCGCCCAGTTTGAATTTTCTTTTTTTGGTGGTGGTTCTTATGATGTTAATCTTATTAATGGTGGTTTTGGATATGTAGATGGTACTACATTACTTTTTGATGGTAGTCTATTTCCTAGTGGAACAACTGGTGTTGATAATGTTACTTTATCAAATATTTATAGTAGTAATTTTGGTTACGCAACTGTAGCTGGTGGATGTAGAAATACCGCGTCTGGTGAATACTCAACAATTTCTGGTGGATATGAAAACACAACTTCCGCTTACGCATCATTTATTGGTGGTGGTGCAAATAACACAATGACTACAGCATCATGCTACTCAACTATTGGTGGTGGTGATGATAATACAATTCTTAAAGGTGATTCCGTAACTATTGGTGGTGGTGAAAATAATACAATTAGTGGTACTTATTCAACCATTAGTGGTGGTTATGATAATAGAATAACAAGTTCTTGCGCAACAATTAGTGGTGGTTATAATAACAGAGCAAGCGGCTTTAGTTCAACCGTAAGTGGTGGTAGAGCTAACACATCAAGCGGACAATATTCAACCGTAAGTGGTGGTTATCGTAACACATCAAGTGCGTGTTATTCAACCGTAAGTGGTGGTTATAATAACACATCAAGTGGTCAAGATTCAACCGTAAGCGGTGGTCGTTGTAACACATCAATAAATGGTTGTTCGGCAATACTTGGTGGTCAATCTAATACAGCACAACACGATGAATCATTTATTGTTGGTAGTGGAATATTAAGTACTGCGGCATGTACAACACACGTAAACTGTTTACATTTTAGTAATATACCAACAAGTTCGGCGGGTCTTGCACCAGGAACAGTTTGGAGTGATTCTGGAACATTAAAAATTGCATAAATAAATTAAATAAAAAAAATAAAAATGGAAACCGTAGAAAGAAAAGTATTATTTACATATGACGAACCGATTACAGTAGGTAATCACAAAGTAAAAAAAATAAAACAAGTGCCAAAAGGTATTAAATTTAAAACCGAAGAAGGTCGTATTCTTATTGAAGTTGAAGCTAAAGAAACTTGGACTGAAGAAGAGTTGCACGAATTATTAAATAATTAAAAACAAACAAAAAATTATGCCTTTAAATGTAGATTTAATAAACACAGGTTCATTCGTTGGAAATTCTATTTCGGCTACAACCTATTTAAATCTACCGTCAGATATTTTTGTGACTGGTTATACCTATTCTAATAATACTTTTACGTTAGAAAGAACAACTGGTTTACCAAATTTATCAGCAACAATAGGTGTTGTAACAGGATTAACAGTTAGTGGAACATTAACCGCAACAACAATAAGTGGCGGAACATTCTATGGTGATGGTTCTGGATTAACCGGTGTTGGGTTACCATATAAAGTATATGCTGTTTTATTAACACAAACAGGAACTGCAGATCCCGTTGTAACAATAATTGAAAATACTCTTGGGATTATTACAATTAATAGAGATAGTACTGGTAGATATTCAGTAAATTCATCAGGTTTGTTCACCTCAAATAAAACAATTGTTTATATAAACACCATAACAAGCTCAGCTGGCCCATATGGTGGTTACGCTAGTATTTCAAATAATTCACAAAATACAATATATATTGATACAACAAAAGTAATTGGTAGTGGTGGTGGTATTCCAGGAACAGGAACAGATAATGTTTTAAATAACACTTCCTTTGAAATAAGAGTATATAATTAAATGAATAAACAAACTTAATCTTAACCCCCATTTTAGAAATAATTTGGGGGTTTTGATATTTATATAGAAATATCTCTATGAGTTTATCAAAGGAACAAATAATGTTAGAATATGTGAGATGTATGAAAGATACGTCATACGCATTAAGAACATATCTACAAACATATGATAATACAGTGTCAAAATACGTACCTTTGGAGTTATTCCCAGATCAGGTGTCGCTACTTACCGATTATGAAGAATATGAAGAAAATATTGCATTAAAGTATCGTCAAGCTGGAGTCACCACTGTAACGGCAGCATGGATATCAAAAAGACTTGTATTTGCAAAAAAAGAGCAACCAGAAAAAATATTGATTATTGCCAACAAACTTGATACGTCAATGGAGATGGCAAATAAGATTAGGGCTTTTGTTGATCAATGGCCTAAATGGGTTGGTTCTGGATTTTCCGCAGATAAAAACTCGCAAAGACATTATAAATTAACAAATGGTTGTGAAGTAAAAGCTGTTGCAACATCACGCGATGCCTTGAGGGGTTACACACCAACGGTACTTGTATTTGATGAGGCCGCGTTTATTGAGGCTGATGGTGATTTCTGGGCGGCTTGTATGGCCTCCCTATCTACGGGTGGTAAAGTAATTGTCGTATCAACACCAAATGGTTATGACCCAATTTATTATGATGTATATAACCAAGCAACAAAAGGTATTAATAACTTTAAGATTTCTGAAATGTTTTGGTGGAAAGACCCAAGATATTCAAAAGATTTATTTTTGGTACCAACTGATGATATGGTTGATTATTTGTTAAATAAAGACGAAAAAGACCATTCTGGGAATATTTCATTTGCCGATTCCAACCCATATGAAAGGGATTATGAAAAAATAAAAGAATATTTCTCACAAGGATATAAACCTTGTTCTACTTGGTATGAAAAAATGGTTAAAAAGTTAAAATACGATAAACGTAAAATTAACCAAGAGCTTAACTGTGAATTTCTAGGATCTGGAGATAACGTATTTGAAGCAAAACAATTAGACTATATTAAACAAAACACAATAGAGGATGCCCCAACTAAATTGATGGGAAATTCTTTATGGATGTGGAAAGAACCAGAACAAGGACATAAATACATTATGGGTGTTGACGTATCCCGTGGTGATAGTGAAGATTTTTCATCAATTCAGATTATTGATTTTGACGAAAGAGAACAAGTACTTGAATACGTTGGGAAAATACCACCAGATGCTTTAGCTGAAATTGCTTATAAATGGGGATTAATGTATAACGCATTTTGTGTTGTGGATATTACCGGTGGTATGGGTATTACAACGGTTAGAAAAATGCAAGAATTGGGTTATAAGAACTTATATATTGACGGTATTGATACTATGAATATTTGGGCAGTTAATAAAAGTTCAGCAGATAAAATACCAGGAATTAATTTTAATAATAAACGAGTTCAAATTATTGCCGCTTTTGAGGAATATGTAAGACATAAATTTAAAATTAAAAGTGTCCGTTTATATAATGAAATGAACACTTTTGTATATGTCAATGGAAGACCTGACCATCAAAGGGGACAACACGATGACCTTATTATGGGTATTTCTATGGCCATTTATGTTGGTGAATCCTCGTTTTCAAAACTTGAAAAAGTAACTGAAAAAACAAAGGTTATGATTGAGTCCTGGACCGTGTCAGATAATAGTAATATTGGAAAACAATTACATTTTGATCCGGTTTTACCTAGTATACCTGGAATGGTGGATAGATATGGTAGAGAAGTAAACACACCAACCAAGAATGATTATATGACGTATTCCTGGTTATTTGGTGGAAGATAATATTTATAAAAATGGGATTAGAAAGAAGAAAAAGGTCTGGAAATTATATTGGTGGTTCAAAACTTATTGTTAATGGACAAGAGATTTATAATATCAAAAAATTCGTACAGACATTTAATAAACAAATTATTACAAAAGAAAGTACAAAACAAGTAATTCCACCCACAACAACTACAACAACCACAATTCCAATTACAACTTGTTACATAGAAACTCAACTTTTTGATGATATTGTAACACAAGGATTTGATAACTTAATCTGGTGTTAGTTGCAAGTATTTATAAAGATATAAAAATATCTACATTTAAAATATGGCAGAAAATAATAAAAATTTAACAATATTTCAAAGGTTATCACAAACTTTTGGTCCAAATGGTTTATTACAACAAGATATACCAACTTACAAATTTGACAAAAAAGAATTATTAAGAACCACAGATAAACAAGAGTATGAACTTGAAAAACTCCAAGCTCAACAATCGTTATATTTGGCTGGCCAATGGACAAAAATTGAAAATAACCTTTATACTCAAGCTGTTTATTATGAACCAACAAGATTGGCCGCGTTCTATGACTACGAATCAATGGAGTTTACACCAGAGATTTCAACAGCTCTTGACATTTATGCTGAAGAATCAACAACACCAAACCAAGATGGTTACATTTTACAAATTTATTCTGAATCTAAAAGGATTAAAGCAATTCTTGTTGAGTTATTTAATAATACTTTAGATATTAATACAAACTTACAAATGTGGATTAGAAACACTTGTAAATATGGTGATAATTTTGTGTACCTAAAATTAGACCCACAAAAGGGTATTGTTGGTTGTATGCAATTACCAAATATTGAAATAGAGAGATTAGAACGTGGTATGGTTGCTAGGTCTGTAAATGCTGAAGTTGACCCAAAACAAAAAGGTTTACGATTCTTTTGGAAAATAAAAGATATGGAATTTAACTCTTGGGAAGTTGCGCATTTTAGATTACTTGGTGATGATAGAAAACTTCCATACGGTACATCAATGTTAGAAAAAGCAAGACGTATTTGGAAACAATTAATGTTGTCCGAAGACGCTATGTTAATATATCGCACATCTAGAGCACCAGAAAGAAGGGTGTTTAAGGTGTTTGTTGGTAATATGGATGATAAAGACGTTGAACCATATGTACAACGTGTTGCAAACAAATTTAAACGCGATCAGGTGGTTGATAAAAATACGGGAAATGTGGATTTAAGATTTAACCAAATGGCTGTTGATCAAGATTACTTCATACCAGTAAGAGACCCTGCCGCCGCTAACCCAATTGATACATTACCTGGTGCTCAAAATTTATCAGAAATTGCTGATATTGAGTATATTCAGAAAAAACTTGTA